TCGGCAGCGCGGTCCGGACCTTCACCTTGTACTGCGTGCCGCTGATCGGCCGTGCGTAGCCGATGGTGAACTCCGGATTCGTCGCGACGGCCTCGTCGATGAGGCCCGCCAGGGCGTCGGAGCCATTCGCCTTGGCAATGTCGAGCAGTGTTCGTCTTGCATGAGCCATGTGCTCACTCCTTTTTTCTTACAGGTTGGTCGGTTCGTCATTGCGAGCTGGGCGGGGTTCGCTCAGCTTTTCTTGTGAATCTGTTTTCCAAACGCGGCGGCCGTGATGGCCAGGTTCGGGCCGACCGCGACCTCGTGCTTCGCGATGTCCGCGGCGGTGGCTTCGGCTTCGGGGTCGGATGGGCTGGCCGATGCCGGCGTCTCCTCGCCGAGCACACCCAGCGCTTTCAACTTCGCGTCGTGCTGCGCTTTCTGCTCGGTCAGTTCGGTCTCCAACGCCGCGATTCGCTCGCGACACTGCTGGATCCCGAGACTGAATGCCTCCTCGCGGTCGAGGCCGTCCTTGAGCGAAGCGACGGCGAACTCCGCACCGAACAGATCGGTTCGCAGGTTCAGCTCGGCAGCGTCGATGGTCTCGGCTCCCGATTCCTGGCCTTCGGGTTGCGATTGTTCGGTTTCAGCAGCAGCCTCAGCTTCCATCGCTTTGGCCTCTTCGGCGGCGGCCTCTTTCGCGGCCGCTTGCTTTTCGGCTTCTGCCTGCTCGGCTGCTTGCTTCTCGGTCTCGGCCAGCTCGGCGGCCAGCCGGTCGGCGTCGGCCTGTTCCTTTGCCTTATTCCGCTTCTGAAACAATCTCATGGCTTGGTCTCCTGCGTTTGGATTGACGGTTTCGGCGAGGGTATCAAATGCCTCGTCGGCAGTTTGCACGGTATCGATCAGGCCGAGCATGTGGGCCTGCTGGGCGAGCCAGGTGCGGCCGGTGGCGAGTCTCGCGACAGCAGCAGTATCCATCCCTCGGCCGCGGGCCACGGCATTTACGAACAGCGCCGCCAGGCCGTCTATCTCCTCCTGGATCGGTTTCAGCTCTTCGTTCGGGATTGGCACACCCTCGACGCCGGTGCCTTTGTACGGGCCCGAGCGGACCAGGTTCACCTTGATCCCGGCGTCCTCGTACGCCTTGGAATAATCGTCGAGGATGCAATAAACGCCGATGGAGCCGACGGCTGCCGTCGCGTTCGCGCTGAGCCTGCCGGCCTGGCTCGCGAACTCGTACGCAGCCGATGCGCCGAGGTCGTCGATGTGCGCGTGGACCGGCTTCACGGCGCGTGCGGCATAAATAGCATCCGACAGTTCCTGGCAGCCGTCGATATGGCCGCCCGGCGAGTTTACGTCGAGCATAATGGCCTCAACGGCGGGGTCGAGAACCGCTTCCTCGATTGCCTGCTGGGCGATGGCTGGATCGGTTACGGTCATTCCCAGTAGTTCGTACCACCACGGGGCGTCCTTGATGATCATGCCGTGAATCGGAATGATCGCGATGCCGTCGACGAGGTTGTACGACGGCTCTTCGGCCGACGGCGTGTCGATGGCCAAGCTTTTGACCTGTTCGGCGGTTGGGAAGTCGGCCGCGCTCGCGAGCGCAATCAGGCTGCGGAGCGTTTCCGGCTCGAGCGCCCAGCGGTTCCGTTGGAGTTGCATCAACATGCCATGTTTATCAGTTGCCATTGGTGGTTCCTGCTGGTTTCGGTACGAAGGAAAGATCAACGCCCTTCGATTGTGCGTAGATTTGCGCGTCGGAGATTTCGTCGATGATGTCCTTGAAGTTGCGGCCGCGACGCTTGCAGATTCGTTGCGGTGAGTTGAGGCCCGCGGCGATTTCCTTCCCGGCCGCGACGACTTCCTTGAGCGGGTCGATCCACGGCGTGCCAGCCGGTTGCCATTCCCACGTCACGTCGGCCATCGTCCAGCCGCGCGGGAGCCTGAACTCGCCAAGCTCGTCGGCCAGTGCGATTCGCCACACGGCCCACGCATTGTGGATGTGCCGGGCGCCCTCGCGTTTCATCGCTGCGCTTTTTTCGTATTGAATCGCGACGTTGCGATGCACGGAGTAGCTGCCCCGGAGTGCGTCGAAGAAAATCCACGGAATATCGAGCGCCAGCATGGCAACTTTGATGATCAACTCGCTGTACGCGCCGAACTCGGCCGACGGCGTTTTGGATTCGATGGTCTCGACGCCCTCGCCGTCGTCCAGGTCGAGGATGCTCGCGACGCCGGGCTTGAGCCAATGCTCGCGCGTGTCCTGCGTCTCGACGCCGTCCGCATCGACTGTCTCTTCCTCTTCGCCTGCGCTTTCGGTGACCGGGAAACCGCCGATCCCCTCGGGGAGTTTCTTGGTGATGGCGATCCCGAACAGCGCGTGGAGCTTGGCCTTCACGAGGTTATAATCCCACGCCTCGTAGAGGTCCTGAATCTGGTTGATTGCCGTGCTCAGTGGTGAGACGCCACGGTACTGATCGAAGCGAGTGAAGTAGCCGTGATGCAGCACCGAAGCGGCGCGGACCACCCGGTCGAATTTCACTTGCGTTCCATCGCGGACGCACAGGCAATAGTACGTCGGCCGCCCGAAGCTGTTGGTCTCGATGCCCTGTGAAAACTTCCGGGTCTTGTACTCGTCGGGCAGGTTGCGCGGCGTCGCAATCCGGTCACCCTCGATGGCCTGCACGTGGCCGGTGCGGAGCTTGAGGAGCGCCATGTCGCCGTCCACTACCGCCCGACGCTCGAGCATCGTCATTGCCTGCTGTCGCCAGTGGCGGCCGGTCACGTCGAAATTGCTCGCGTGGCTCGCGTCGGCGATGAACGCCTCAAGCGCGTCGTTGAATGTTTCATCCTTCGTCGTCGCCTGGAAGTCGAAAACTGAGACGTACTCGAGATGCTTGCGAATCATCCACGCTGCCAGGGCGATGTTTCGCTCCTGGTCGCGGGCTGTGGCGGTGAGCTTCCGCCGCTTCGTCACATCGAGATGGTCATCCTCGCTTTTCGTCACGCTGCGCGGCGCGGTGCGTTTGCGCTTGTCGGTCACAGCGTCGTAGCCGGCCATCGGCCGGGCGCGGGGCGTTGTACGATTTGTAGCGCGTTTGCGGCGTGTGGAGCGTTTCGACACGGTCAGAAGTTCCCTCGCAGATCAGATTTGCCCGCGCCGGCGGCTCGGCCATCCTCGCGGGCGAGCGCTTTCATGAGCTGGTCGCGGCGCTTGTACAATGCGTCGATGGTTTGCCGCTGCACGCGATTGTCGCCGGTGGATGCGGCCATCGCCGCCTGGGCGGTGGCAATGTCGGTATCGAGTGTTGCCAGCAGCTCGTACGCGCCGGCCAAACCGGTGCCGGTCACGATTGCCGTGCCCGACAGGTCGTCGCTGCCGGTGCGCTTGACGTAGAGCCATAGGTTGGCACCATCGGAGCCGCCGGATTCGAGCTTTTTCGTTTCGCCTTGCGCGATGGTGACGCCGGCGCCTTGCGAGTCGCCCGGTGCCGTCCATTTCAGCTCGCTCGCGGCCGAGGCGGTGAGCGAGCCGGACGCCCGGCCGCACGCGGCGGCGACGGCCAGCACGCGAATCCCGTCAATCGCGCTGTAAACGCTCGGTCGCATCGTGTCCCATGAAAAAAGCGTGCCCGCGAGAGGGTGCAGCCCCTGCACGGGCACGCTTGGAACGAAAAAAAGCACGCTCAACGGAAGTGGCGGCCCCCGCCAGAGCGTGCCCCTTGATTGTCGCGGCCGCCTTTCATAACCAGCCCGGCGGCGGCATCATTGGAAGCATATCACATCTTCGTGGAAATGCAACCGGATATTGCGGATTGTTTCTACCCCGTAGAAACTTTATTTTCTCGTTTCTACCCGGTAGAACTTTCGCCCGGATTCAGGCCGATTTTCCGCTCGAAATCGCCGGGCGACCAGGTGGCGAAGCCCTGTCCGCACGCCTGGCATTCGCAGTATCGGCGAACCGTGTCGGGGTACGTCACTTTGGTTTCCGGGACGTAACGCGGCGTACCGTGCAGCCACACGGTGCGTTGGACTCGCACTTCGAGCGAATGGCAGCGGGGGCACATCCGGGGCCGCTCGGGCACCGGCACGTGGCGGCGGGGCGAATCGGCTTTGTTCGGCTGGTCTCGCCCTGGTATTTTCCGTTGGGGCATGGTCAACTCTCCTTAAAGTTCAATGTTGACGACGCGGCGGCGCCGCTTCTTGAAACCTCTCGGTGCGGTTTCGGGGGCGGCGCCGACTCCGATTCCGATGGCTGGGATTCGATGCTCTAGGATCGAGCCGGCTGCCATTGCGTAGCACGTGGCGTCGAGCCAGTGGTTGTCGGCCCGGCCGCGGGCCTTTTCCCAAACGTAGACGCCGCTGCCGGGCGGTTTTTCGATCTGCATTTCGGCGGTCAGGTGCCGGGCGAAGCTATGGTGCGTTTTGCGATGCTCGGCGCTGAACATTGCGATACTGCCCGGCTCGATGGGGTCGAGCAGGAAGCCGGTATGGACGATCTGTTTGTACGCGTCGCTGTGACTGTGGTAGCGAAGCGTGCCGTCGACTTCGCGTTTGCAATAGAGGTTGCCGTCGCGACTCAGCTCGGTTTTCTGCGGCACGTAGTAGTTCGGCTCGTTGCGGCTGCTGCCGTGACCGAGGATCGGGAGGTAGGCCGGGCCCGACTCGCCGCAGAACTGCTTGATGATGTGCTCTTGCCACCGGCTGTCGATCAGCGTGAGCAGGATGGGTCGTGGCTCGCCGGCTTCGGTGGCGTATGGTTCGGCTTGGAACTTTTCGTGCAGCCGGCGGAGTCCCGCCAGCATTGCAGCTTCGAGGGCCTGGAGTCGCGCCTTGTCGCGGTCGTCGATTTTGCCGGTTGGTGCGTCGATTTCCTGGACGCCGTAGTCGATGATCGAGACGATCCGCCCGGGCGCGAATGCGCCGACCGTCCAGTGGATGCCGTATTTGCCGATGTCCCAGCCAGCGGCCAGCGCAAGGGCATTGTCGGGCACGACGCCGCGTGGGAGGCCGGTGTCTGATGTTTCAACTGTGTGCGAGGTGAGGATGAGCGGTGAGGCGTCCTCGGCTTCCGACGGTTCGTTTTGATACTCGGCGTTGAAAACCGCCTCACCCAGATCGAAATAGAGGTTCATCGCGTGCTGGACGGCGGAGATTTCGCCGGCCGATTCAATGAATCGTTCGGGCCAGGCGGGCTTGGTGTCAGCATCCATCGCGGCCTGGTGCTCGGCGTAGAAGGCGTTGGCGAGGCGGTTGTCGCCGTGTTCGTTTTGTGATTGCTCGAGCAGGTCGTCGTAGGTGTCCCATAGCTCCATGTTCGTCGGCATGGCGTACATGAGCTTGAACTTCTGGCCACGCCATGACGGGTAGCGTTGGCGGTCGAGAAACCGGCTGGCCAGATCGTCGTCGGTTATGACTGTGACGAGCATGATTGCGGCGATTGCGACGTTTGGGCCGGCGAGGTTCAATACGTCCTTGAGGATTTTCTGCTCGCGCTTGTCCACCTGCACCGGTGATTGGGCCTCCTCATTTTCGATGGGGTCGTCGAGCAGGACCAGGTCGGGGCGGATCGTTTGCCCGTCGGGGGTCTGGTGTTGGATGCCGCGGATTGCCTTTTTCATTGAGTACGTGCCGATGCACGCGCCCGCGCTGGGGTCGCCGGGGATCGTTGGGAACACGAGCATGTTCGTGCCGCCCCACCGGATGTAGCTGCGGGTGCCGTTGACCGTCTGCGCGTTGCAGCGGTTCCAGGCGCCCTGGAGCGCACGGACGCAGGAGGGCGGGCCGGGGAAATCTTCGTAGAGGAGCTGGTTGGTCTCGATGATGGTGCGGATGGATTCGAGCCGGTTGATCGTGTTCGCGTGGTTCGCGCAGAAGATCGCGAGGAAGCGGCGGTGGCCGAAGAGCAGTGCCCAGATGCAGGCGCCGACGACGATGGTCGATTTGCCGCTGCCGCGCGGGGCTGCGATGACGTAGCGGTTGCCGTTGATGATGCAGTCCTGGAGGCGGGCGATCCACGTGAGGTGGTCGCTGGACCAGGGGATGGGATAGACGGGGGCGAGGTATGTTTCGAGGAAATGGCGGAGGTTGAGGCGGCAAGCGCCGCGGCGTTCGGGGTTGGCGATGGGTGCGATTTGCACGTCGCGGGCCTGCGCTCGTTTGTTGCGGCGGCGTTGGACGTCGAGGGGATCGCCGGTGAGCGGCTCGACGATCGGCATGTCGGCATAGAGCGTGCCCTGCGTGCTGTGGTGGGGTTGGCCTGCCGGGTCGCGTGTCGCGGGCGACGCTTGGTCGGCACATGGCGGATTCTCGTTTACTGCTCGCACTTGTTGCTCGCTCGGCGGCGCATTCTGTGTGTCGTTCGGCATGGGATCGTCGTAACTCATTGCTGGCTCGGCATTTCCGGGTGGCGAACAGCACTCAGAAAACCGGTCATTGTCCAAAACCCCGCTCGATCATTTCTCCAC